AACCGCCGGATGCTTTTTTTGGCATTCCAAATGATAAGTCCGATCCGGTTGCTGACATTCCAAGCGATTGTTTAATGCCACCCCAAATGCTGCGGAAAAACATTGCTGCTTGCGCTCTCATTTCCATATAGAGCAAGTCTTTAATAATGCTGCCGGTGAAATCCTTGAAACTTAATTTGCCGGTTTCCACAAATGTGCGCAACGCTGTTTCCATATTTGACATTACTGAATTGAATGCAGCCTCACCACGCAATGATGCTCTTTCCGATGTTTCGGTGTATCGTTTAAAAGCCTGATCCCAACCAGCAGCCCACGAATTTTGGCGCTGCACTTCGGCATCAAAGTTTCTAATTCTTGCTTCGTTTTCCAAGTCCAAATATTTTTGCTGCGTGTTGTATACATCTTCAATAGCTTTGATTTTTACATCATATAATTTTCTTGCTTGCCTTTGTTCTTCGGCAGGAGCCAATTCCAAATCTCTTTTTGCCGCTTGCATTTCTTCCAAACGCGATTTATATAAATCAGCATCCCTATCGGCAAGTTCATTTATTAACCTTCTTCGTTCGTATTCATTTGTGCTTAAAGCAAATTTTTCTTTTTCTAATTCAATTTGACGTTTTGTGTTGTTGTAATCCCATTCAGCAGCCCATTTTTTTTGGTCTGCTAAATCTTTTACTATTTTTATTTGAGCATTATATTTTTCAATTATTTTATCGCGTTGCGACATTTCAATATTTCTATTTGCCGAACTTGTTGGAACGTTTTTATTTTCTTCTGGTTTTATGTCATCTGGCTTGCCACCAAAAAGCTTATCCAATCCAACAAAAGCCGCAGCGCCACCAGCGGCAGTTAAAGCAAGCAACCACGGATTTGTGACCGCTAATGTGCGCAATGCAGTCGCTAATTTTGCAACCCCACTAACCGCAGCAACACCAAACGCAACACTCATAGCAATACCTAAAGCTTCAAATGCTTTGGTTAATGCTTCCACTCGGCTTTCAGCAGGAATCCTACTAATAAGATCGGTCACTGGTTTGATGGCAGTCAGCGCCGCCAATTGCATATCGCCAAACAGCAACTCAAGCTTTCCAACCGCATCCGCTGCCGCCCTAATAGCTTGCGCTTGTTTATCGTATGCGCCAGCAGCTTGATCAACATTGCCTGCCATTGCTTGAAAATTAACGCCTTTTGCGGCTTTGCCAAACAATTCAAACGCAAGCGAATTCCTGCGCACTTGGTCATCAATTTGTGCCAAGCCGCGCAGCGTTTTATTCTGCAATTCATCTTGGCTTAATCTAGCAATATCTTTGATTGATACGCCGACCGCAGCAAACGAATCGCGCAACGCGTCACTGCCTTGCGCAGCGCCATCAATTGCTTTTGTGAATGAGGAATAAAATTGACCAAGCTTTGAAATATCGCCGCCCGAAGTAACAAGCGCATATTTCAATTCCAGCACTTTGCCAATTGTGGTTTCGTTGGCATCGGCAAGATCAACCACTTGATCGGCAGCGTGAACCGCAGCAGCAGCAAACGCAACAAATGCAGCACTTGCAGCCGCAAATGCCGTTTTCATTCCTTCGATGGTTTGCTGCGTTTCTTTTAATTGCTTTTTAAATTCTTTGCTTTTCTGTTGCGCAGCGTCAACGCCTTTTACAAAATCTTTAGAATCTAGACCAAGAATAGCCCCAAGCCGCGCAATGACGTTCATTTCTTTGTATCCTTAGAATTTCTGCTTTGATAGCGTTGAATTTTTTTCTGCAATTCATCCGACAAAGTTTGCAAAATTGTTGATTGGTTTGCTTCCAAAGACGGGCGAATAAATGGTTGCCCTGCTCTTTTTGCCGTTCCAAATTCTTCGCCTAATGATACCTTCGATTGCTTCACTGATAGAATTGCAATTGCTGCATCAGTGTCGTAAATGTATTTTGATTTTTTATCTCTGTCACTTGGTCGCCTTGCTTCGACAGTAATGCTGTTGCGCATCTCGCCAGTGTTTGCCCTTGCCAATGATTTGGCATACGGCAAAGTTATTTTCATCGCATTGCGCAACGCCGGTATCAATACCTTTTTATTCACATCCGTATAGCCAAAGTCTTTGCCCATCTCTGTCAAGACAGCATCAAAGTCATCAAAGCCATACGTTTCAATTCTCATTTTTTGCCTTTAGAAAATTTGGCGCACCGGGTTTCATCGTCATAAACTCAAGCAATCGCTGGTTCGCCATCTGCCGCTTTTCCTCATCCGATAATGGCTTGTATATGTAATCGTGCATAATTCCCAGGATTCCTTGTAGTGAATAACTCGGCGCATTTTGTGAACGCATATAGTTAAACACTGCCGTTGTTAAGTATCCCAATGTGTTGATTACAACTTTGTTCCCAATCAACCCATCATTAAGCGCCACCATCACCAGTTCGAAATCTTCTTCTGTCATTGCATCCGGATTCGCCCCATGCGCAAGCATATAAGCGCGAGCCTGCAAACGCAATGACCCAATCAGTTTTTTCGCGTTTCCTCATATCCCGGCGAAATTACTTCCGCAATTTTCTTCATCAACTCGATCTGCACCGCAAACGGAAATTCTTCATCAACATCGGCATAGCTAATTCTGTTCATGTCGAAGCCTTCAATTGTAGGCACCAGCAAGCGAACCATTTGAACAATTCGTTCCTCGGTCTTTGCCGACATGATTGCAAGTTCTTTGATTGATTTGCCGTTGACCAATACATCATCTTCGGCCTGCTCAATAACCGCATCCGGATCGCTGCTAAACGATTCTTTCAAGCTTTCAAATTTGGCTTGCCATTCGGCATCATCCACCGCTTTGGAAATTGCTTCCATTTCGGAAGCCAACGGAACACGCACCCGAAGCTTTTGCCCCGCCATTGTGAATTCGCGAATGCGGATGTTGTCAGGATTAATATTGAGCGTTGCACCAAGTTTCATGTCTTATCCTTTTTTGATAATGCCGTTGTATATTTCATTGTTCAAATCCATTACATATTGAACAATTTCCGACGGTGACATTTTGTCGGCATGATTCGTCGCGATTGCGTGAACCAATGCGATGCCGGTAAGCTTTTGCTGTGGAAAGCCAAACCAGCTTTTAGGGGCGATCAGCGATTGCTCAAGCAAATACCCAAGCAAATCGCCGTTGTTGTTGATTTGTGTTGTCATATTTTCTCATGTAAAAAAGCCCCCGAAGGGGCGATTGTTTTAGTTGTTCGACCAGCCGTATTGATTGCCGCGAGGATGCACTGTGAAGATGCATTTTGCTTCAGCACCCGGTTGCGCATCAATTTGGAACTGCGACACACGCCCGTTAAATGCATAAGCAATTGTATTTGTACCATCAACAGCAGCGACCACAAATGTGCGATCTACAACGCCGCTTTCTGAATCCGCACGAATTTGCAGCAGCGCCGCATCCGCTGGATTCCAAGCTGCGGTAATCGATAGCGATGTTGGCGCAGACTGCGTTGGAATCTTATCTGATTGGCGCGACCCGGCAACAGAAAAGTTTGCTACCGCATCATCTTGCCCAAATGCCGGAATCGCTTCGACCGGAACCAGCACACCGTTTACGCCGGTGCCGTTTGCAGAAGTGCCAACAATCGCCGCAACTTGCGCAGTCCATACCGACAAGTTTGCAGTGGTCAATGGTGTTGGCGTTGCAGCCGATTGCATAAACAACGATGCACTAAAACCCGGCAATACTTTATTCGGAATAGCCATGATTGTTTCCTAGTTAAGCGTTATTCGACCAGCCGTATTGACCGCCGCGAGGATGAATCGTGAATATGCACTTTGCCTCTGCGCCGGGTTGCGCGTCAATCTGGAATTGGCTTACTCGGCCATTAAAAGCATAGTAGACCACATTCGAGCCATCAAACGCAGCAATCACAAATGTGCGATCAATCACGCCACTGTAAGCATCGCCGCGCATTAGCAGCAGGTTAGTATCCGCTGGATTCCAAGCGGCAGTAATTGAAAGCGAAGTCGGTGCCGATTGCGTTGGGATTTTGTCCGATTGCCGAGCGCCAGCAACCGAGAAATTTGCCACTGCGTCATCTTGACCAAACGCCGGAATTGCCTCAACCGGCAGCAGGTTGCCCGATACTGCAATCGGCGAAACACTTGCCACTAAAGACAATTGCGCAACTGTAAGTGGTGTCGGTGTTGCCGTTGGTTGGCAATATAGTGCAGCCGAGAAACCCGGCAATACTTTATTTGGAAGCGCCATTTTTTAATTCCTCAAAAAAGTTAAAAATTTATTTTATGTCGGAATATCCATTGTGCAATCTAAGTAAATCGAATGTAAGCCGATATCATTGTCGAAAGTATTAAAAAGCCAATCGATATCAATCTTGCTTACATAAAATCCACCAACACCACCAAACTGCCCGCTGTATCCATGCAATGCTTGTATTATCGTATTTGCTATGCTGAATGCATCTTGCAATGTGCCAGCATAAACATTGGTTTGGAATATCGGTCGATCAATACCTTTTACCGATTGCGTTGTGCCTGTATAAACTGGTTGATGCACATTGCGCAGATTCCAAGTTATAAATTTTTGCTGTGTTGCAAAGTTCCTGTTAAATGATCCATATACCGGCACCGGCGAAGCTGTGGCAGTCAATTGCGCTTGGATTGCCACCGCATAATTACTTGGGTTGTTTTGCCCCGCCATTGTTATACCTGTGTCGATGGATCATTGCGGTAACATAAAAACGTCACTTTTTGCCGATCATTAGATTCTGTCACGCTGTCAATTCGCCAATCGTTACCGCGCCAAATGATCGAATACAAATTCTGGTTGTCGTACATATCGCGTGTGAATGGCGTGAAGTTAAACACAAAATAAATCAGGCCTGCATACACTCGATATTTATCAGTAATCCGAACATCGTTTTTTACTTCTTTGATTTCCGGCTTACTTTGAAACTTTAATGTTTTCGTCGTTACCGTATCGCCGTATGCGGATGTCGCAAACGACAATGTGTACACTTGCGCTTCTTCATATCTTGCGACCATTACATCACCAGCGGCTTATACGGGCGCAACAGCGTATCCACACCCATAGGGATTTGCGCCAACTGTCCGACCGTAGAACCAACCGCCGAACGATTGTTGTACAAGTGCGTAAACCACAAAAGCCCTGCCTGCTTCACAATTGGATATGTTGCAAATGGTGATGCACTTAGCGTATAAGTCACAATTACCGGCGATGTCATTTGCGGATTAATGCTGGTTGGCAAATCAGAACAAATGACCTTGCGACCGGTCGGATCATAATAATAATCAGCAGGCGAAACGGTTGTTAGCACCGTTGGCGTTGCGTCATTGTAATATTGCACACTGTTAATCGTAACGCCGCCCTGCGATGTTTGCGGCAAATCCAGCGACAGTGGCGAACCGTACAAAGCCGACACGCCATAGTAAGATTTGTATTGCACCGACACAATGGGCGAACCGAGATAATCTTCGATTGCCATGCGAATCGCCAATTCCAGCGATGTCAAATAGGTATCCTGCGAAGTATCAGAATACAAATTCAACTGTTCGCGGATTTCAGCAAGCGTTAGCCAACCCGTCGAAACATTGCGGTTAGTCTGTTCAAACCAATCGTAATTGAAAGGATTGCGCGTAGGCGCAAGTTGAACGAATCCTAAACCTGTTTCTTGAGATGCCATAATTTTTAAGTTTCAATAGAACGAACACCTGCAAATGGGTCACGAACAGTTGATACCATACGTTTTTCGCCATACATTGTCACAAAACCGGGAGCCGTCTGTTCCATAGCTTGAATAGTCATTTCTTCTACGTCAGCAATAGTTAAGAATCTAGCCCAATCAGCTAAGTAAACAGATTTATTTCCTACTGTACCAATTGCATCAAGATAAGGATTTGGTATTACGGGGAATCCAAATACATGAGTTAATGTGCCTGCATTATCCGCACCTGTTTCTAAAAACGCATAACTAGCTTGATTGATGCCACCATGAACATAATTACGCAAAGCAACAATAGCAGATGGATGCATCATCCATGCAGTAGTAGGTGATGCCCAATATTGACTAGGCAAAGCATTAGCCATATCAACTAATACTTCATGTTCAAGTTGTCCACTTGTATAACCTACGGTTGCAATCGTATGCCGACCGTTAGTGATTGCGGTGCCGCTAGTACCAAACGCCGACGATGCGCCTGCTGCGCCGGGATAGCTGTTCAGACCGCGCAAGCCTAAAGTTGCGCCGGTGCTGGTTGTTGTGCTGCCTGCCTGATCATTGTTCAAGCCCATCGATGCGCCTTCAAGCTGCGCAAATTCAAGTGCCAAATCTGCAATCAATTCTGCTTCTAATCCGTTTACATCCGATAGCACAGCAGTACGAACTGGGAATTGCGCTGTTATAACTCTAGTCGGCAATTGC